TTTATGTGCCTCAATAAAGCTGTGTATTAAAAATTATTAAGAAATTTTCTTATATAGATTTTTATTTGTAAATTAGCAGTATGAAGTTAGTGAATAATAACATATCGCCATTGCCTTTTTACGATAATCTTGCACTGCAAAATCATCGTAAAGATTATGCTTTTGGCCAGGTTTATCCGCTAATAACCTATAAGAATATGTTATTGCCTTTTCAAATAGTTCTTGCCAGTGGAACAGCTATAAATTGGGTGAGATTGTATAATTTCAATACGGGGGCATATACTACTATAACAACGAGTATGAAAGAAAATGGCTTAGTTATTAAGTCATATACTAACTTTAAGCTTCTTAAATATCCTGGTACTCTTCCTATAGTTGAAATAAAGCATGAAGGTTTGTATTATTTAGCTATTTCAATATCAGGTTTAGGAATTATATATTCTGATATATTCACTGTAACTAATAAAGTAGACGACTATTTACTTCTTGAGTATTACAATTCATATAACTTTGAACTTAAAAATGGCATAGTAGACTTTTCTGATAATTTCAAATTTAGGTGCTATTTGAATACACAGATTGGTAAGCCTGAATATGATTTTGAAGAAGAAGCCACTGAGCGGATGGGCTATACTTTTATTGAGAGCCAAGTAAGTAAAAAGATTTATAAGTTCACATTTATAGCTCCTGAATATCTATGTGATGCTCTTAGGATTGTAAGGCTATGTGAAAATAAAAAGATAACAAGCAAACTCCAAATCTACGATTTGACTACATTTAATATGGAGCCAGAATGGGAAGACCAAGGAGATTTAGCGGCAGTTGAATGCGAATTTGAGACTGATACTGTTATAGCTAATATAGGTGGGTATGAGCCCGAATTGGTAGGCGGTGACTTTAATAATGACTATAATAACGATTTTAAAACTTCATGATATGGCAAATTATACTGAATTAAAAACAGCTGTTTCAGCCATTATTAAAACTAATAATAACCAGGAAATTACTGGTCAGTTACTTCAAAATGTACTCAATAATATAATAAGTGTTATTGGGGCAAATGCGACGTTTGCCGGGATTGCCACGCCGGACACCACACCGGGGGTGCCCGACCAAAACGTTTTTTATATAGCGAGGACGCCCGGAGAGTATGCAAATTTTGGGTTGACGGTTCCCGCCGGGCTCAATATCATATCCAATAATTCGGCGCGGGCGTGGGTATTAACAACCGTGTCGCAATTCCCTGTCGATTATTACGGTAACAAGTATTTGGCGAAAGGGGATATTGACCGCACCGGGTACAATGTAGCGTCAATTAATGATTTCAAAAAGGGGTATTATTTCAATTGGACGAATTACAGTTTAGCACCAAATCCGTCTTATTGGGTGTCGCCGTATTACCCCGTTGTTGCCGGGTCAACGTACCGGATAAATGCGCAACAAATAATTTGGTTCGATGCAAATTATAGTATGTTGGGTTCGGAAGTAGCGTTGGGCGGTACGGTTAGAGTGGTAACAGCCCCGAAAAATGCGGCGTATATCATTTTGAACGTAAGCACAGACGCCCCGTTGTTGATGCCGGGCGACGCTTTGGATATTTCCGAGTATAGCGGAACCCGTCGTTTTTATCGCACGTTGGCGGAAACGTCCCGGTTAGATTTATTCCCGCTTTGGCAGGAAATACCGTTGTCGGCGACGTTGGTCGCTTTGGGTTTGAACCGTTTTTTGATTAACGGTTATATCAACATGGAATACGACCCGGCAAAATGGTATTCGCTTTCCGTAATAAGACCAACGGCGCATACAATTGATTTGTATCGTTATAATGCTAACCCCGATTTTCTTGCGGGTACGGCAGAATTGGAAAGACTCGCAACATTTACCGGAGCGCAAATTGCAGGGTCGAAATATTGGTTGATGAAAGTAGCAGCCGGAGTTGCGGAGGGTTCGTGGCTTATTGTTGATTGGGACGCAATCCAACAGGAAACCCCGGCGAATATTAGTAATTTATACGGGTTCGACGGTTGGGCGTTAACCCCTAAAATCTTTGCGGGCGGTATTTGGTCGCAATTCCCCGATTTGGATATTACCCAACCAGTGCAAGCACAAATCGCAAATATAAACGCCAGTTGGAATAGCGTTTTTGATAATCGACAACAATTAGGCAATGCGCAAGAATGGGAAACGGACGATTTTACCAATAAAAATGCGTCGTCCACGTTTAGCGGTTGGGGTTGTCATATCGGGGTACACAAAAACTTTGACGCCGCCGAGGTATGCGTAATTAACCGAGGGGCCGGCCCGATTACGCAATTGAGGGTCGCAATATTCGATACGGACTATAACGGCGCAAAGTTAGCCGACATCACAGTTGACGTAAGCGTTGCGCCCGGCGAAACAAAGTATATCGCCGTTCCGTTCGGTCAAACAATCGCCAACGCTGGCGGTAAGGTTTTGTTTTTAATGTATTGGTGCAACCAATATGTAGTCCGCCGAGGGTACAACGGAACGTATCCATATTTACCGGATAATGGATACCAATTTGACAGATACTCCACAAATGGAAATATGACGGAAACGTATGCCGTATCAGTGGGCGGAGCCCCGTTTTATTTCCGTGTCGGGACTATAAAAAATAATTACGTATTGAACGACGACCAAATAGCGGATATTGCAGACCGTATCGAGGCAGTGTCGCCCGACCGGGTAAATATCAGTTTGCCAGACACGATAAACGCCATTGCCGGGGATACCTTGCAATTGTTTTTCCGTGGAATGATACAAGCGGTTGACCCTTACAAATACGATATATTGATTACGTGTTCAAAGGGCAGCAAATACCCCCGTTATTTCCAATATATGCCGACCATGGCGGACGTGGGAACAACGACTTTTACCATTACCGTTAAGGACGACGACCGTAACGTTTTGGCGTCGAAAACGTGCCGATTGGTTACACGTAAAGTTGTGCGATCCCCGGCGGCAAATCTTAACGTCGCTTGTTTCGGGGATAGCCTTACGGTGTCGGGTACATGGTGCGCCGAGGCTAACAGGCGATTGACCGGAACCGGAGGAACCCCGGCGGGGAAAGCGTTAACCAATATTACCTTTGTCGGTTCCAAACAGAACGGGACAACGGGATATTTCGGCGCTGGCGGTTGGACGTGGGAAAGTTATACACAGCAAGGGCGACCCGCATACAGGTTCCAAGTAACAGGCGTAACGGCGTTATCAGTTGGGGCGGTATATACCAACAACGGGAATACGTTTACCGTTATGGAGGTCAATGTTACAGGCGGTACGGGTAATATCCTTTGTTCTGTTACAGCGTTGACGCCCGCACCGTCCGCAAGTGGTACGCTAACCAAGTCAAGCGGAACCGGGGACACAACGATTACTTATACAAGTGTTGCGCGGGATACGCAAAACCCGCTTTGGGATTGGGATAACAACAAAATGTCGTTCATACCTTACGCCAACGCCGTTGCCGGGGGTAAAATAGACGTTGTTTATACGCTGTTAGCGTGGAACGAACAAACGCCCGGTCGTACTGATTTTACAAGCGTGTTGAACCAAATAAAAATATTTGCCGACACGTTACACGCCGAGTTCCCAAACGCCAAATTAAAAATTATGGGGGTTCATGTTCCGAGCGTCCGGGGCGGTATGGGTGCGAATTATGGCGCAACCGGAAAGTTTTACGCCGACGGTTACGGTATGGTTGTTACGGCATTGAACCAAAACGACGCATACCAAGAATTTGCGAACCGCCCGGAATATTCCGGTTTTGTGGAGTTTGTGAACGTATCTGCCGAGTTCGACACCGAATATAATATGCAGCACATCAACTGTGCCGTTAATACCCGAAATACCGGGGTTACTGAATGGATCGATACGAACGGCTTACACCCCCACAACAACGGGTATTTATCAATTGGCGATGTTTGTTACCGCAATTTCGTTGCGAATTTTTGCCAATAACCATTAACCAAAGGGAGGACGGGAAACCGTCCGCCCTTTAATCATTAAAGATATGGATAAAATATTTACGTGGGAACAATGGCGTATGATATTCGCCACGTCGTTAAGCCCGGTTTTAGCCTATTTAACCCCAGCGGTAGCATTATTTAGAAAATAATTTCTTGCAAGAAATATTATAATTAACTTTATTGTTTAAC